GCTGCATAGTCTGCCGCAAGGTCTAATCGTGTAATTGCTGTAGCCACACTCGTAGGAGGGTTTGCAAGAACTTCTTCAACCGTCGTAAAAGTATTTGAACTTGCAAGGTTAACGTAAAGCTTTTGCGTGCCAGATTGTGGGCTTGAAAGCAATCCATTATATGTTTTCCAGTATTCTAATCCCTTCTTTGTTACAACTTGATCTGAATCAATAGCTGTATTACTAGACGCTGACGCTGTATCTCGTAAATCTGCAAGTGAAGCTAATCCGCTAACAATGCCTGCGCCTGCGTCACTCGTACTAGCCTTTGCGCTTTCTGGAAAAGTTACAGTGCTATTTATTGTTAAATTGTCAACACTAAGATCAGAAAAATTAGTTACTTGCGTATCGTCAATAGTTGAATTATCAATATTTTCAACAGAAATTGTTGCGCCAGTTTCAACATCCTCTAACCCGCGTGGCGTAATGTTAAAGCCCTCTTCATTACTACCCTGTGGAACAACTCTTCCGCCAGCCTCATTTGTAAAATAATATGTAAATTTATTCTGCGGTCCAATTGTTTTTTGTGCAGCAGGCAATGCTTTTGAGTAATTTAATGCCCCGTTAAATTCCCAGCTATGTGCAAACAATCTCAGAACACTTGGCCTTCTAAATTCAACTGCCCAGTTGCCGAAGCCTGATGCTGCTCCATTATTGTCCAGATTGTAATTCAGCGAGCTAGGGTCTATTTTTCGGTTGGCCTCTGCTTGTGGCTTCAATGTTGACCTTGCGTTGGCTGCGGAAAACCCGAGCGCAAGCAAAAACGCATAAACGCCTTGATAATCGGCTCCAGACTCATATTGAGTCCTAAGATCTCCAGCAGTAGTCCATCCAGTTGTGAAATTAATACCTAAAGTTGTGCTTGTATCAGTTGAATCTGTGTCATCATCGATTACCAAAATTGGTGCAGCATTTGAACGATTGTCTTCAGCGCAATATGTTTCTGGCATGTGGACAAACGTTTCAGCCCAGGAATCTGCTGACGGATTTGTTGTTGTTGTTGTTTGATCTCTAAGTGCCTGAAAATGCTTGTTGGCGTGCTTGACGACAGTACCCGCTCGAAAGAACCCGCCGTTCGAGTAAGAAACATTCGGGGCGGCCCTTCGGAGGGTAATTGCAGAGGGCCTCGTCACCCCTGTCTCGGAGCCAACCCCAGACGACTCAACCGTAAAAACCTCATCTCCACCGCGTAGCAATTCACGTCTAATCGCTCCGCTGGCACGAGTAGAGTCTGTTTGTAAGACAAAATTTCGCTCAGGGATCCTTGCGCTAGATGTATTTGTCAACTGCAACGCCATCCGGCGCTCTGATGGAGTCCTGGTGTCAGCCAACCGGCGAATGTAGACCCGTTTTCCAACTGCCAGACTGTTACCGGTATCAGGGTTTGTCCCTGGTGCTGTTCCTGCCGAATTGCCCTCTGCTAAAGCAGCGGTGACATTTATCAGAGTCGGGCTGCTGCTAGACCAAGCGGATGCTGTTAAAGATGTCTGCCAGTCCGCACCTAAAGGATTCTCAACCCAGACGCGAGTGTTATGCTTCAGGCTGTACCCGTCTTTATAAAGAACATTAGGAATCGTTGTGCTATTACTAGCAATCTCTAATCCGCTTGTTAGCGTAATCAAAGTATCTGAAATAGCTGAAACCGTGCCCAAATAAATGCGCTGAATATTGTTTGTTTTTTCGCTAAGATTTAAGGGAACTTCTATTTTCGCAACGCTCCAGTTTTTATCCTGAGGGAAAGAAAAAGTTTTATATCCTTTGCTTAAAGCACTGCATCCTCCGAAAGAAGAATTGCTATTTGTTATCGTAACTTCACCGCCAAGATCTGTAAAATGTTGCACCCCGTGCCCAATGCTAAATACTGAAACCTCTTGAATTACGGCATTATTGATTGCACTAATGTGACGACTTAACCGCTTAGGGTCCATTCGTACATTGTCAGGCTCAGTATTGATATATGTTTCGTAAGCAGCTTCTGTGTTAGCAAGATTTGTCCAAGTGCCATTGCTGTAAATCTGCCAGCAACTCATGTCTTTTTGCAAAGACACGCCGGTGAAATTAGCGCAGACCATTGACGACAAGCCCTCGTTCTTTGCGCCATCCATGAACGCTCCGCCCATTCCATACTCAGAACGGACAGAAACATTGAAGATGTACGGGCTTGCGCTTTTTGTTGTATCCCACGCTGAAGTAGGCGATTCAGTAATATCAATTGGCCCAACAATTTGATATTCTGTGCTTCTTGTTTTGATTAAAGTGCTCGACAGGTCAGCTCCCGTGCCAACGGCTGATTCGCATTTTGCATAAAATCCATCCAAATCTGCTTTGCTTGCAAACTGAAACGGATCAAGTAAATGATGGCTAAAAAGATGATTAGTTTTATCTAAAAATGTAAACCCAAAGTAATACCCCGTACCAGTGATCTTGAAGATCGCACGCCTGTTGCTGTAATCCGTTGCTTCGTCTGCGCTAGTGGGAACATGCGTAGGCCGCAACGAGATTTTCCTTAGGTCATCTCCTTTAAGACTGCATCCCCTAGGCAGCAAGATGCCACCCGTGACAGGTGGGTTGAACGCAATCAATTCTTCAGTTGTTGGAGTCTTAGATGTGCCCCAGCTGGCTAAACTCGTGTTACTGCTGCCTGGGTCGTTATGAACAGTGTGAACGCCTGAGCTTAATTTAATGCTTACGCAATCAACCTGTCCTGCGTCCGAATAATCTGTGTACCAATTTTTAGATGTAATTATTGCTGCTTCAATTACAGCCCTGTTTATAGTTTTAAAAGGACGTTGTGGGCTGAATCCACACGTCAAGCGTTGCTTTTCTAATCGCTTGAGCTTGGATGCCAACATTGTGGCGGCATCAGTGCCCTCTTCGTAATCGTTGTATGAGCCTCCAACAAATTCATCAGAACCAATGTAGGGATTTACAAATAGCTCAAATGGACTATTTAAAGGATCAGCCTGAGCTGTATTGCCAGCGGAAACCGCTGCATTGCCAGCGATCTGCTTCATCAGATCATTTAATGCTGCAATCTGAGACCGCTTCAGCCCTTGGGTCAGATTAATGTCCGAGAGTGAGCCGCTGTCACCAGCAAAATTTAGACTAGACACTCTCCAAACACCGCTACTATTTCAATGGATTCTAGCAGTCCTGCGGAGGCAAGCATCAGGCCGCAACCATCAGCCTCACTTCTGATGTCGCGACAAAATCAGCCGTGCCGCTCACAATGTCAGCGGCGCGAACATTAAGGCTTGAATTTGTTAGCAAAATATCGCATTCGTAGTAGACATTGCCGTCAATTTTAGGTGATCCGCCAGACCTGTTTTTGTAGATGTAAAACTTTGCCTTGGTGTCACATTGGTTTTGCGTCAAAAGCACTAATCGCAGAAGAGCAAGGGAGTCTTGCTCGCCGGTCATGAGTTCGTGCTCAACCATAAAATTCAGACTGCCTGCGCCTCTCACCAACGCCTTGACATGATCGCCAAAAGTTTCGCCAATTGCCGTTGTATCCAAATTGGAGGCATCAATACTCATCACCCATTCAGTTAGTCCACACTGAGTGACCCACTGTCGATTGCTTTCGCATAACGTGCCAAACAGCGTAGGGAGACTAATCACAGCATTGAGCGGTTGATCAGGGCTGCCAAGCGTCAAGCTGTTTATACTGCTGGCTGCTGAGTTCATTGCTGCTGTATAGCCTGAATCACTGTTGTAAGCAGCGATTACAAAATTACCAAAATCAACTTTTTTAATGTCAATCCTGTTGGTGCTCGTTCCAGCGTAAGCGGAGGCTTCTGTCGAGTAAAAAGTAATTCGATCCAACTCATCACGATGGATATAAGCATCAAGCACTGTAGTTTTACCAGTGGTTGAAGTTTTGTTATACACCGCTATGTTATCTTCTATCCCAGTAACGCCAACTATATTCTTGTCATCTTGAGTTATAAGAAAATCATCGTTTTGATCGTTTTGCGTGATCAGTGTCAACGTATCAGTAAATTGATCATAAGCTGGGGCGTCATCAGTCAGATTGCCGGTGTAAAAGCTACGGTTCGGCCCTAGTTCCCATTTAGAGCCAAAATATTCCGCATGTCCGTCAGGACAATCCGCAAATCCATCGCCATTGATATCAAACGGCAAACCATCAGAGCTGGAAATTGAAACCCGGTCACCAGTCCAGTAGCCACGATCCAGCATGGAAATGCTGTACGGAGCAGAGCCTAGGTTGACCCGTGCAGCTGTCAGAGCCCTAGGTCTCGGGATCTCCCTAGAGATTTCAATAATTCCGCCATTGCCCAGGATTGCCATCAGAACGAACCTGTTAATTTGCCGCTTACCTGAAAAGAGATCGGCACTGAAACCAGCTGTCCCGTGCTCACAGTGATTCCAACCTGAGATAATGCGACACTGCCTTCAATCGTTCCAACGGTTGACGAATCATCCAAGGCTATTGTCAGTGTTGGTAATTCCGAAGAATCACTCAAAATCGTGTTCATTAGGCTTCTTGTTGCTGAGTCGGCTGAGTCATAAAGTAACGTTCCACTGCCGGACGTGTTGCGGGTGCCGTAAGTGAACGTTTTATCATTATCTCCAATGCCGGTTTCATCCAGCAATTCACGACTGATGTTCAGTGTAATATCACGGATTTTTGCGATGGCCGAGCCATCAAAACGGACCTCAGCCGTTGATGCGGTTTTTATCGCCATGACTCATCCTGCTGACTTTTTGCCATTCTAATCTTATTAGGCATCGAGAGTCCCAATCAATGTAATCGCAACTTCTGAACGATTTGGAGCGACACTTTGGATCTGAGGAGGCTGAGAGTCAAATCGCCATGAATAATAACTCTGGATCTGTGATTGCAAGCTTGTTGACATGCCTCGATACAGCTCTGCTGGAAGCGTTAAAGCTTCGCTGCCTCCACGGCTCTCATGATACGCCTTCAATATCAGAGCCGCTTTGTCGTCACTCAATTTGAATTGGAGCGTAAGTTTCGCGTTAAAAGCCTTGCTGCCATAGAGCCGTGTCGTGCTCGCACCGCTGATGCTGTCAAACCGCTTTAACGGATATTGACCCGCCGAAAGGCTTCGGCTAGATGGATTGAGTGCAGGAAAGTCGATCATGATTGAGCCGGTTCGATTACAAAATTACTGTCGTCGAATTTGACCACCATTTGCGAATAACCGCTGTCAGCAGTTGGGTAGTAAGTCGCTACAACATCTATGTTACCGTACTCATCGAATGAAAGGGATTGGGTCTTATAGCTTTGAACGTTGCTGACTGAATTTTTTACACAAAAAACGGCAGAACTTTGAGCGCATTTCCCGCCAGCAATTATCAACGATATTTCCTTAATTGCATTATTTTTTCCGTCCCAAAGCAGCACGTCATAAGTGCCGTCTGCAATTTCGGGCCACGAAGTTACGGTCCCATCCTCAGCAATAGCGCCGTTTTGTGGTTGGTTGTAGCTGATTGTTTCCATGCCAAGCTTGAATACAGAGCCAATATCCAAGGCGGCTTCTGTTGGCGTAGTCTTAAAAGTCACGCTGTGGGTCACAAGTCGCCGCGTCAGGCATGTCCATTTTGCTAGATCTATTGCATGTCGCTGGCTTGTGCAGTAATCACTGATGTCAATCTTTTCCAATGGTGCGTCTTCAGGTGTAGTAGTTTCCCGTACTGTTACTTCCCGCGAAACGGGGAAAAGCCCCTTAGTGACAGTGCCGCTTGTTTCGCGCTCTTCACGCCAGACGACAGAAATCTTTGGGGGTATCCGGTCCTGATCGTCAGAGAATGAAAGTGAGAATGAATCTTCGATGATATTTCCGCTGGTAAATAATTGCGTGATTGACTCAGGTCCGCCAAAGCTGGCCACAGGCTCCAACGCAAATTTGCCGTTGCGAATTACTAGGTCGAGTAAATAATTTGCAGCTGTCTGCGATCCCCATGACCGAATGTTGATTTTGTCGCTAATCGCTCCATCAAAGAAGTACCGGCGGTTGTATGTAAATACGGACGCAGCAGTAAAACTGGCTTGATCAATCTGTGCAGAACTCAAGACTTGTCCAGTTCCGTACCTGTCATTTGTCAATAGATCAAGCATCACTTCAGGAAAACTTGACGTAGCATTAATACCCTTATTGACATAAACACTAAATTGATTGAGAGTTTTAATTTCCTTGCTGCTGCGAATATTCATGCCAACAATTGCTAAGTTGTCATAATTTGGAGTGCTTGTGTTTGCAGTAATCGTATTGATGTAGACAACTTGATGTTCTGGCTGGCTAGTAGATGCGGTGATTTCGTTGTATATGAATGATTCGGCTAAACGCGCATAAGCATCAGCGTAATAAGGAGAATCATCAAAACCTGTGCCAAGGTCTTTCTTTGCGGTTGCTCCAACGGTAATCCGAAACGGTGGAGAAATTGGTGGAACTGGTAGGGCTGGAGGTATGGTCGGATTAACTAAAAAAGTAGGCGGGGTCGCGCCGTCATTTACCCTGCTTTGATCGCGGATTTTTAATACATCGCCTTGGCTAAATAAACTGCCGCCGCTGGTAAGAACGCAACTGGTTACGCTACCTCCAAGCGGGTCAGGAATTAGCGGACCCTGTGGATCAGCTGGATTTACGATTTCAGGAACAACGACAGTAATAGTTGCTCCTGCATTCTTGCCTGGTCCACTGACCGCATCAAGGATCACGTTGTAATTTTTGGTCAGCACTGGTGGCGTTAAACCTTGCCCTGTTTGATAACCTTTACCGTTCACCGAGATTGAGCCTAAGCGTTCAATTTTTTCTTCAATAGGCGTAAAACTTTGAATTGCAAAGGTATCTAGGCTTCGAGACACGTTTTCGCCGGTATATCTGACAGTAACGTTGCCGCTTATTACAGTCCTTAGAGTGCCAAGGTGCGGATCTAATACCTCAAGACTACCATTAGGAGTTGATGCAATATTGCTTCTGACTTCCCACCCGCTGATCGGGGTCATGCGAATTTCCCAGCGGCGAACGTCAGCAAACTCGAAACGCAAGTAGTTATAGACTGCGACTCCTGTTGTGCTTCGTACACCAAATAGCTGGCTTAGTTCGGTATATGCGTCATTGGATCCTGCAACCCTATAACTAACGCGAAAGAACGAATACCTAGTTTCAGATGTGCTGTACTGACCATTGCTAAAGTTAGTTAGGTTTGCGTCATTAATTTCCTTTCCATTATCTTTATCGCAAGCATCAAAATCGATTCGCTCATATCCCCTGGCATCTTTAAAATTACACAGACCTGAAATATTGACTTGCAGATTGCTTCGGATTCCGACCTCAACAACACGTCCCTGACGTTCAGTTGAAAAAATCGCCTCTGCCGATTGCATAATGTGGCTGTACTGTGTGGCGGCAAATCCATTATCCGATTCAATCGTCGATTCACTCCACTTGTCAACATAACCGCTACGCAGAACCGTAAACGTTGCTTCCGTTGGAGTTCCACCAGCTACTGGATCATTGTCAGCTGCTGATACAAAAGCGGCAGATGATCGAGACGTACAGATCGCTAATGCACTTCCAATTCGATAAACGTCTCCTTCATTGATTTGCTCATCATTGGATCGTTGTCTAGACGCAATGCTCTGCCCTACGTCGCCACAACTTGCCTCACCATCACCATTGGTGAATTTACGGAGGGCGTCTGTACTGCTTAAAATTTTGAACTTTATTACATCCGCTTGTACTCCTGGTGAGCTAGGGGACACAAATATGCGACCTTCACTCTCACCTGAATTAACAACTACTCCAGCCCGACCAGCAAACTTGACATTTTGCTTGCTTCGTTCAGCCACTTGTTGCTCATCACTTCTGCAAGTCAACTCATTGCTTGAGTTGGTCTCGGCTTTGCGAGCTGACCGAAACGAAGGGTTTACCCTAAAGGGAAAGTTACTTCCGATAAATCCATAAAGGCCAAATGCTGTTTGATTGCTTGGGGTGGATACATAGCAAAAATCAGTTGTATAGGTATTACCTACACCGCGAACCTGAAAAACATCTGCGGCTCCAGTATTTTGAGCGTTGCCTATATCGTTTGCAGCAAGTTGGCCAGCAAGGCGATCAGAAGACAAAAGACGACCCCCATCAGGGCTTGAATAAATTGTTATTCGACCATGGTCACTATTTAAGTCGTATCCATTAATCAGATTGTTACCAATAGCAAACTGTTCGGCGTCTAAATCTGTGATATTAGCCTCACCTATTAAGAACACCGCTCTTAATAGCTGGCCTCCACCAACACTTAGTAACTGACTCCATATAAGGTTAGTATTAATTCTTACTCCGCCATAAGCGATACCATCAATAACTTGACGCTTTGAATAAACAAGCGGAACTACAGATCCAAGCTCAACCACGTTTTGGACAGAGTCGAAACCAGTCTTAGGCGTAAATCGCGCACCATTGACAAGGTTCTGACCTTGGACCGTGTTTGTATTTAGGCTTTGAGCTTCCGGTTGCTTTGGTTTGGGCACTAGCAATGTCGATAGGTAGCTTAAGGCAACACCAACAACTAGCTGAATAATAAATAGCGATACTGGATCGATAAGGAATGCCGTTAGCTCCCCAGGCCGTAATTTGGAATGCAGAATTGCTTGCCGCACAAAGAATCTGTATTGTTTTTCGCTCATCCCCGTGAGCTGCATGATCTGCCGATCCTGCGGTAGTAAAGCAATCTGGCGGTTTGGTGTCAGCATTATTGGAGGTTAATGTTACCGGTAGAAGGAAGACTCCCGACAAGAGCCTGTGTCAACAACCTGCGTGGAGCGTTCTGGCTTACAGCATCTAATGGGCTGCCAAGGCGGACGGACAAGCGGCTTGAGTCATGTTCCAAACCTGTGATCGCATACACTTCTTCTCCATAAGTATTGCCTTCACTTAACGTATCGGGATCAAGCCATACTGTACGGATTTGAATTAACCAACGACCTTGTGCCGCTTGCTGAAAAACGACTATATCTAACTGATTTACAGCAAACACAAGGCTGGCACTTATATTTCCAGCTTGTAAATCAACCGTTCCACCGCTAAAGCCGAACGCACCGAAAATGTAGTTTTCGCTGTCGTAGACCCTGGTTTCGTTCTGATGAAAATTTTGAAAGCCATAACCGGCTGGTGCGCCAGTGCGATCCAGTAACTTTATGTACGTTCCTATTGCAATCGTCATCTGATGCCCACCTGTGCGCGAATAGCCGGACGGTTCTGGAGCGCCGACAGTGTTAATGCCTTGCCTCGTTCCGCTGCTTGAGTCATACCCTGACGATACTCCTCAGCAGTCACATATTCCACGTTGTTGATCACTTGAGATTCGTAACGAACATCAATAGGGCCAGCATTCTGCATTGCTGCTGCTGTCTCTTGCGCTTGAGTTGCACTTTCGATGTTACGAGTAAAAGGAATTTTACTGCTGCTGGCTCGCGACATTTCATTACTGCTGCTGGCTCGTGACATTTCATTACTGCTGCTGGCTCGCGACATTTCATTGGAAACGACTCTGCCATTTTGGAAAGGAATGAACAACTCAGGCCCACGTTCGCCAATTATTGAAGGCTGGTTTGCGCTTACTGGGCCGCCGTTGGCTCTAAACCCACCAAAGGAGCCGCCGCCAAAATTGCTAATTGAATTGCCAAACAGATTGGAAGTTTCACCGCCAGCATCAACGCTACCCAGTCCACCACCAGGCAGCAACTTAACAACAGTATTTAAAACTGCCATTGTCACCATCTTTGCAATAATCTGACCAGCCATGTCCAAGAAATAGCTGCCAACACTTTTGAAAAAGTCAGCTAATGCTTGCTTTGCACTTGTAGCACCTGTAATTGCGTCTGTGAATGATTTTGAAAACGCAGTGCCAATTGCATTTGCTGCTCCAGTGATTTGGTTGATTGGATTAACTAGGTCTTCTAAATCTTTCTTCAACTTGGCAATGTTTTGTGTTAATCCCTCGGCAAGTGTTGGGTCTATTGTTTGGCGGAACAAGTCGGTTTGTTGTTCAGCATTTGGATCTCCTGCGTCTTTCCTTGACTGCCTGAATCTGTCAATTTTCTGCTCGTTTGTCACCAAACCAAGCTGATCGCGTAAGTTAAACAGCTCGTCCTCGGATGCTTTGGCGATGGCTTCTGATTCAAACCGGTATCGCTGTTTTTCTTGCAAGAGCTGTTTGTTGTAGTCGATTAAAAGAAGGGCGTTTGCATTTTCTCTTGTAGCAAAAGCTTCTCGCACCATGTCTGATTCGTTCTTATCCCCAGCCGCAGCCTTAAGCGCATCACTGTGTTCCAGCTCAACCCGTGCTGATTGCTCGGCAAAATCAAGAGATATTCTTTGACTGTTTAGCTGGCTGACTCTCGATCTATTATTTTTGTTTTGAGCTTCACCAATGTCTAACTCTATTCCTGCCCTCATCTTTGCGGCAACGATAAGCTTGCCTTGATCTCTAATCGAATCAAGCTGAGACTTACGCGCTTTTTCTGCCTTGCCGCCGCCGCCGCCGCCGCCGCCGCCGCCGCCGCCGGTAGGAGAAGCGAATTCAGTTAGGTTGTTTAAAAGCCAATCGGGTAAATCAGCGCCTTGATCGCGGTCATTCACCGCTCTATCTCTGGCTCCTCGGAGCTTCCTGCCTGTCACCCCTAATTGCTCCAGCTGTGCCTTGCGAAGAGGATCAATTATAGGCTTGGCTAGCAAATCACCAATTTTCCCGCTTATGGTTGGAGCACCTTTCAGTTCTCTTTGCTCGATGCGAGCGACTGCAGCACTGTTTTCCGCAATTTCTTTGTCAACAGCCGCAACACCGCCTTCTCTTATTAACAGATTAAGTCTATTCTGCTCATTAGCAGCTCGAAAAATTGCCACACCTAAGGCAGCAGCGCCAGCGGCTAATGCTGTGTATGGATTCAATAGTGCTGCCGCATTCAACCCAACCAAAGCCTTTGCTGCGACTATAGCGTTAAGTTTTAAAGTAAAAATTGCTGCGCTCAATGAGCCAATAGAAGCAATGATTGCCGCAATCTTGCCCACTACGAACACAGCGAAAGCAGCAGCGGCAGCCTGAGCTACCAAGTCAAGATTCTTCGCAAGCGCAATCAGTCCATCCCTAATGCTTGGTAGAGCAGCGAGTATTGCTGGAGTGATTTCTTTTAAAAACTCACCAAAAGCTTGTTGAAACTCAGCACCGACCGGCTGAAGAGCTTTGCCTATTTCAATCCGCATCTTGTTATATGCAACCGTCAACCTTGCTCCAGCTGACTCGGAAGACCCAGCAATCTTTTTAGCCAATTCGCCGTATTCACCGCCTAGCTGGACCAAGAATTTCATCAGGTCATTCAGGCCCACCTCGCCTTTTTGCAAGGCTTTTGTTAGCTCTGGGCCGGTTCGACCTGATGCCTCAGCGATCTTGTTAAACGTACCGGGCAACCTTTCTGCAATCTGGTTGATTTCTTCCGCAGAAACTTTGCCCTTCGAGAAAATTTGAACAAGTGCAGTTACGGCCCCTTGAACCTCCTCTGCGCCGCCACCCGTAGCAATAATTGCAGAGTTGATACTCTTAAATGCAAGCTCCGCATCAGCAACGCCACCACCAGCGCCTTTCACGGCTGCCGTGAGTCGAGTGATCCCCCTGACAGCAACTTCTTGCGGAATGTTTAATTCTTTTGTAACGCTAGTCGCCGCTGCAAGTGCTTGATTGTATTCACCTTGAGTTCCGGCAATACCTTCCAATGCAATTTTTAATTTTGTGATACTCGCTGCATACTCAGCAAACCCACCAAGCTGCTCCCTGAGCTGACCTAACTGAGCGCCAAGTGCAGCACCAGCAAAAGACCCGCCAACACCACCAAGTGCGCCACCAATTGCGCCACCCAGGAACCCTTCGGGGCCACCAAAAATACCGCCGGAGATTGTTGCACCAGCAATTTGGGCCGCTTTGCCGGGGGAGAACTTACGGCGAGTGCGACTGCGTTTTTGAAGCTCCTTCTCGATCAATCTTGATTGATCAGTGATAGCTCTGTTGACTTTTTTGAAATCAGCATCAAGAGGCGAAAGCGTATCGCCAAGCATCCCAAGACTCGCCCCTAGCTCCCGAACATCTGCCGTACTTCTATCACTAAGTCGGCCAAATTTAAGAAGGGTTGTGTTTAATTTTTTAAAGTCGCCATTTGTATCAAGGATAGAAGTAAGGATAGGAGCGGGGCTAGGCTGTTGCCTACCGGGCCTCGAAGCGTCTTCTTTAAATACACGCCTGGACCTTTCCTCTGACTTTGCATTGGCGTTGGCACGGGCTTCGGCGAACAGGTTTTCCTGCGGCGTAGCTAAACTCCTAGCCGGGGGCAGTGCCCTCAAAGGACTCCTAGCCGGGGGCAGTGCCTTCGTAGAGCTAAGACCTAAAATGCCTGAAAGCCTGCTTGGATCTGCTGCAAAGCCCAATCGGGAAGGCGGCAACGCACCCGCTATGCGAGTGCCTGGTAATAAATTTTTGTTATTTACAGTGAACTTATCAAGGTATTCTCCAAGTCGGACCAACTCTTCGGTCTTTCTCGAAACAGACTCAATAAATTTCTGATAGTCGCCTATAGCTCCGACCCATGGATTTGGCGCACGAAGCTCTTTCATGTATCCAGCAACGCTGGATGCAATTTCGCGTTCAAGATCCCCAGGGCCAATTTGCCGCTGGGTTTCCATGAACCCACTGACCTGCAACGCAGTAGACCTTTTGTTTGCTAAGTCTGCCAGGGTTGTTGTGATTCGAGAAGTAGGAAGCCTCTGCAAGAGGTTGTAGTAAATTTCTGCATCAGTAGTCAGCGCAGCTATGCTTGCCCTAAACCGATCAAACATTCGATCAATTTCTGAGTTAAGATTTACAGGAGATTTTCCGAGTGGTCGGTAGCCTCGATCAGCAGGCCGAGACTTGGTGCCATAACCCGTAAATGTTGCTATTGGTTGATTTACAGTCCCAATCAGACGACGCGGTTGCCGAGACTTGTTAATTACAGGATCTGCTATTGATTCAATCTCTCGCTGAACTTCTTTTTTCCCAGACTTGAGAGCAGACAAAAGGCCGCGAATAATACCCAGCCCTAGAGGGACGCCAATTTTTTGCTCAGTGCGCTTTGATGGACTCTTAATGCCGAAAGCAGCTTTGTAGGCATTGATCAGTTTTTCCGCAAAGCTTTTGGCACCTTTGCTTATTTCGTTTGAACTCGAAGCGCCTTTTGAAACGCCTTCGGCAATGCTGTCGCCAATGTCGGTGCTCTTGCCCTTAAGGTCAACGGCCTGACCGCCTTTGCTAAACCCCGTAGCAATGTCATTAAAAACATCGGTAGCGGACTTGCCCATCATCTGCTGCTGACGCCTAATGTCAGCGGTAGAAAGCCCAATGATTCCCTGATACAGAGAGGAGATGTCGTCTCTACCGCCAAGACCTAACGCAGATTCCGCTGACTTTCGCGCTTGCAGTAAAATGTCGCGCCGCTTCAGTTCTTGCTGAAAAGCGTTTTCTTCTCTTTCAACTTGCTTATTAAAAGACTCTTGCTGGGCTGCATCCTCTTCTGCAACCTGCGACATTAAATCGTCATGGCGTTTTTGCTGCTGTTGCTGAATTTTTTCCAATCCTTGCCGATAGGAATCAATTACTGAATCAAAAACAGTTTCTAGGTTTTTTTGTTCAGCAGCTAGTTTTTGAGTTTCTTCTTTTGTTTTGTATGTCTGATCAAACAAACGCTTAGATTGCCTAGTGCCAGAACCAGGCGCGATCATTGCTTCCTTAGAGTCGGGATCCCTATAGGCTTGCGGAAAGCCCTCCCTAGAGCGCATTTGTCCTACGAGCGGCTCTCCACGGCGAGTGCTTGTCGCATAGTCCTCAGGACGGCGCGTAGCGGTCCCGGCCCCTAGACTGGACAATCCAGCGACATATTCGCCTACGCCTGCGAGCTTGGCGGCTCTGCGCTCGGCCCCTTCTTGCGCTCTGTTCAGCCTTTCAAAGGCTTGTGCACTTTCACCTGTCTCCTTAGAAAGCTCTTTCTGAATACCAATAATTTCGTTAGAAACACGGGTGTAGTCAGAACTTGATCTGACAGTATTATTAAGCTCAATTTTTAGCTCTGCTAACTTTTGGTTAAAACCTGCCGTCGTCTTCGGAAGTTTGCCAAAGTCTGTATCGAGAGCGTTTAACCTTGTTTTAAAAGATTTAATGCCTGCATCCGTACTGTTAAACGCTTCTGCCAGCTTGATAGTCTCAGTACGGCTAGACGCAATAAAATCAAGGTATCCAGTCTGAGCAACCTTAAGGAGCTGCTCCTGAAGTTTCCCTTCCAGGCGAATCCTTCTCTCTGTATTTGCGGCTGAAGACCTCTCTTTGCTTGACAGCAAATCAATGGATTGAATTTCTTTTTCTGTTACAGCAATCCTTTCTCTATACGCTTTAGCCTGCAAGCCAATAAGGGTTGAACTTTTGCGTAACGCGCCATTGAGCAAGTTGGATATTTCTTTTTGTTTTTTAGCCTTGCCTTCTGCCACACTTAACGCCTCTCCCATATCCGCAATGTTGCCCTTCAGTTGAGCAAATGCGTTAGAGCCTGTTCTGGCTTCTTTTGAAAGCAGCTTTAGCTTTTCAGTAGCGTCTTTTATTTGAGAGACAGAGGATTTAGCACTTGTACCAATCTCCGCAAGCCGCTTTGCCTGAACCTGTGATTTCGCACCAAGCCCGTCGAGCGAGGCTTTGAGATCGACAATACCCTTCCCAAGCTCGCGGTAAACCTTGCCGCCCATAGCGGCCTGTTCACGCAAGCCCTGAAACGCTTTGATCTGAGCCCTTATTGTCGCTTCGCTATTACCGGCCTCTGCAGCAAACTTTCGTACATCATCAGTTGCTTTCTGAAGGTCTCCGGCTGAAAGCTTGTTGACCTGTTTTGATAGATCGCGAAACGAGCTATTTAATCTTTGCAGCTTTTCGCCGCCTTTTATGCCAAGTACAATATCAACAGGCGAAACGCTTTTACTTGCCATTTTTCTTGTTCAGCTCAGAGAGTGCAGCAGCTTCCATTACTTGAAGGCTCTCCAGCATCTCACGGGGATTGCTTACATCATAAAGGGACATTAGTCCTGACGCACCCAGCAAAACCTCATATTTCAAACCAACGTAACCTCCCATCGTGACGGTCCATTGCGTTTGCATCCGCAGGAACATCATCAACGCATCCCAATTCTCCTCCCACACTTCAAAGTGCTCCTCTTTAGGAGCGGCTTGACGCTGCGGCTTCAACCCAAATGCCGCAGCGTCATCAGCACTCTTGTCCTCTATCCTTTTGCCGCCATTTGACCAATACTTGACGGCATCTTTTAGTTTCCCAGTTTTGCGCCTTCAAAAGTCTCCGTATATGCCTTCAACACACCGCGAATCCAGTACGGATCATCAGCAAATTCTTTCATTGCTGCTTGAGAAAATGGCAACGGCTTGCCATCTTCATCTTCGATTCCTTCCCATCCAGTCATGACTGCTTTAAGTAAGTCAAGATCGCCTTTATCCGCAAGCTTTTGGAACTCAGACCGTGGAACCCTTTTGAATACTGCGTCAAAGCTGGACTCATCGAAGACACCGCCATCTGCAGGCTCTTCAACAGTCACAGGCCACTTGAAAGTTTTGACCTTTTTCCTAACGAAAGCCATTGAGCAAATTTAACTGCAATTATCTTACAACAATAAAAATGACCGTGCTCTCCAACACGGTCATTGCTTTCTCCGAGGGCTATGACTCCCTCAGATCAAGTATAAGCCAAGGTGAACTCGTCATTACCAGCTGATGACGGAATCGCGGTGTAGGGAACGGTCAGCATCGCAATGCCGTCCTGGTCCCCATAGCTCACGTCTCCGATGTCAATCTTGGTGCTAGCAAAATCAACGATGTTCCCTGCTGTGTTCCCGTGCTGGAAGGTCAGATTACCCAACGTGCCGTCAGTCAAAGCAGCAGCAAAATAATCTTTCGTGGCAATCGCAACCATTTCAATACTGACACTACCGCTTGCGCTGCGATCAGTAATTAGCACTTCCTTCGTGCAACCAATCAACTCGCGATATACGACAGTATTGCCAATATCCATACTTACTGACTGCAGGCAGCCAGAGTAGGAAAGCAATGAGAAAGTATCGGTGTTGCCACTCTTGAAGATCAGAGGTGTTGCCTGGTTTGCGTAAGTAACGCTAGGCAGTGCTGCATCGCTAGGAGCGTTGTAGATGCCAGTGAAAGTGAAATCGATGGAGGGAATTTCTCCCACGGATCCATTCAACGTGAATGTTCCTCTAGCACCTGTCACCTTGTGGAGAACACCATCAATGTTGTAGTGAATGGTGACTGAACTAAAAGCTGCACTTACTGGTGCATAAGTTACTGAAGTGCCAGCAGCAATTGTCTCGCTAAGGCCGCAAGCCTTAAGAGCCCTGCCGTACTGAGGTGCGGTGCCAGCAGTACCAGAGCCAGCAAGTTCAACGCTAAATGTGCATTCAACGCGAGTGTTAGCCAGCAGTTGCTCAGAAGCGCCCAGATAAGGACGAATCAAGTCGCGACTGACAACATCACTCTGTTGAGGCGTAATACTCAGATCCCTCACCAGAACTGCGTCGGTTCCGGCTGGAACTGGATCTGTCGCGTAAGTTGATTCTGTCTCTACCAGAATCACTCGTTTCCTGAGAAGAAGTGGTGCCATTTTCTTGTGGGGGGTCGGCGGGAAGTGTTCGCTG